CATCGAATGGAATTATGGTGTCTTGTGGAGGCCTAAGTCTTTCCAACCTTTCATAATTTACAACCGGAATCATCCGCTCTTATTATAATGGAAACAATTTTTACAAAAGATAAAAGCGGCAGAGATCGTTTTCTCGATATTCGAGTCGAAGAAATTGATGGGTGTTGGTGTATCCTGAAAACAACGGGTATTGTTGGTGGGAAAGAATCCATTTCTACGACACAGGTACCTCTCGGCTACGAGAGTGCCACGAAACGAGCCAAAACTATGTGGAAAAATCAAAAAACAAAGGCTACCGCCATTCTTCCAATGCTTGCAAATAAATGGGATGATCGAAAAAAGTATATATCAACACCCTTTTATGTTCAACCTAAATTGGATGGTATTCGTTTACTTGTGTCTAATGAGGGGTGTTTTTCAAGAACAGGTAAGCCCGTGAAGGGCGTCGATCATCTTTCACAAAGTCTCAAACCTGGTGAGTATTTGGACGGTGAATGTTATGCACCAAACAAGACTTTTGAAGAGATTACGAGCATGTTTAAAATGAATCCAGAAGATCTCGAATTTCATATTTTTGATTATTTCGATATCAATAAACCAGATTTAACATTTGAAGAACGTATTGAAAAAATTAATATCCCTCGCCGGGGATGTCATGTGGTGAACACAAAGTCAGTGAATAATAAGTCTGATGTTTCGAAACTCCACGACAAATTTGTAAAGATGGGATACGAAGGAATCATGATCAGAGACCGTAAGAGTATTTACGAAGTTGGAGCACGAAGTAATTATCTTCTTAAATTTAAGACGTTTCAAACAGAGGAATACGAGATTATTGGCGCAAAGACTGGTCATGGGAGAGACGCCAATGCCGTTGTGTGGTTGTGTAAGACCGAAGATGGAAACGAATTTACGGCCAGACCTGAAGGTACTATCGAAAACAGAGAATATATGTATACAAACAGAGATGTATATATTGGAAAAATGCTCACTGTTCGGTTTCAAAACCTCACAGATATTGGCGTACCCAGATTTCCCGTGGGTGTTGCGATTAGAGACTATGAATAATTTGTTATAAAAAAGTAATGAACCATCGAATTGCTATAGATATAGATGAAGTGCTCGTTCCATTTGTTAAACCAATGGCCAGGTGGCGTGGATTAAAAATGCCAACTCAGCCTAAATATGAATATGTTTATAGAGAAATGTTTAATATTTCAGAAGAGGAATCCCGTGATATGGTAGAAACATTTTATAACACGAAAGAGTTTATTAATTTGGAACCAATACCATATTCTCGGGATGCTATGTATCGTATGAAACGTTCTTCGCCTAAGATATACGCGCTTAGTGGTCGTCAGAATTCTTCTAGAGAGAAAACCGAGTATTGGCTTACTCATCATTTTCCAAATGTATTTAGCGACGTAATTTTAACGGACAGTTATACAAAAGATGAGATATCTAAGGCAGACATATGTCGGAGTTTGGCAATAAATGTTTTGATAGACGATAATTTTCACACATGTGTAGATTGTATGAAATCGGGTGTAAAAGCAATTAATTTCATAGGATACGATGAAAAAATATATCCATGGTGTTATGAATCTAATATATCTAAAATGGGATGGCAAGGGGATATGCTATACCCAATTAGGCAGAAGGAATATAATGAATTTATGGTAAAAAAGTTTTGGGAAGAACGTCATAAGAATTATACAGCACCTAAGTAGTTGTTGCAATTGAAATATAGTAATAGATATGTCGTCGTACGCTTTAATCGGTAGTGTGTCCCACCCGAAAATTTTTTCTATAGCGAATAAAATTCAAAGAGCTACCAAGCTTCATGTATACGATAAAGATCCAATGTTTACATTTTCGCCAAACTTGTCTCAAGCTATTAATTATGAATGTGTGGCTGATATGATCTTGAATATGGATAGACCCAGAACTATTATATTATTCGATAATTCGAGGACGGATTTTAGACGCATCGTTGCGTGGTCGGATGAAAATGACACAATTATTAATTGTAGCAATGAAATTTTTAAATGGGGTCAGAATTACGAACGTATATGCGAGGATTCAAATATCAATTATATGGATGGGTCTTTAGATGGAAATATCATGATGGTCGGGGGACTGAGACTCTTATTCGAACATTATGAGCCATTTTTTTATTTAATGGCTAGAAGTGTTGTATATACAGGTGACACTATTTCAGAATCCAAGCGGTCTTTACGGTGGCCAATTGCGTGATTATTTAAAAGGGGTTTAGAGAATTGCATTTATTCATTAATAATGAACAAATCAGATATTCTTTTAACATCAATCGATCATTTTTATGAAACCCCAGAGAATAGAGCTACACTTTTACAAATTTTGAACAAGACTCGAGGTATTTCTCTTAGAAATCTAGAATGGTTTATCACAAATTATTCAAAAAAAACAAATTTGAGTTATAAAACGAGGGATGGAAAATATTTTAGTGTTCATTGTCAGTATAAATCCACACTCGATGGCTATTCAAAAAAACTTTTCGATCCATTTTGCAGATCTCAGAAAATTACATATAATATCCCGGGTACATCTGATGAGATTAATACGACTGTTGCGCAGTTAAATTTCATAAGATGGTGTATTAAAAATAATATAATCGAGTATATCCAAGATCATCGCAATCAATTATTTAATAAGCAAGAGACATAAATCCATTTTCAAATGAAAACGTTTGGTATCCCACATAGTATGCGTGCAGACTGTACACCCGATCACTCGTAAGAGCCGCACTTTTTAACTTTACATCCAATACAGTTTTACTCGATTGTAGCTGACTAAAATCAAGACTTCCCGAAGGTTCCACATTAACTGGATTCATCGAGAAGCTGTACGTATAAATATTTCGTTCTGGCCTAGATAGTCTATTCGTAAAGGGGACTATGTATTTAAAATATGTATGGTCGGCCTTTGTAATATTAGGTAATGCTTGTCCATTTATATATATTTTGGCTTCGTCTAATACGGGATTGAAGAACGAATTGGAAAATGTCCACTGTGTACTCGCAGAAAAATTGAATCTATTGTGGAAATGGTATAATCTATTGTCTGAAGAAAGTGTACCTCGTGCGACCGTTTCATCTTCATAAGATTTATCTCTAAAAAACCAAAATAAGGTTTTTACAGGTATATTTGGAACTAGTTCCATTTTTATGGTGTCTTTATTTGCAGTAGTTTCCATAGATGGATGTTTTTTAACGATATCAGTCATGAGGGATGTTTTTTGGTTCATGAAATACAATCGTTCACTTGTATCTAATGTTATTTCTTCCGTAATGACATCGAATTTATCGAGTGTGAGTGAGGAATAATCAGTAAAAAATGACGTGGGGTGAAATTCGAATTCAAATTCTATCTTTTGTTTATGTATCGCACACAATGGGAAATATGGGCGGTTTGGGTTATTGGTTTCGTACTCATCGCCTTCATATTTCCGTGAAAAGAAAAATGGGATTGGTATGAACACTTTTGATGTATATCCAGCGAGGAGTTTGTTGTCGTTACCACCAATTTCGGGTACCGATGTCCCTTCCGCGAGGTTTCTATTTACAGTGTATCTTTTTGTTCGTTTTTCAGATGCATCTAGGTAGAGTTGATCGTATATAATACCCCAATCGTTATGATACGTTTCAACGACCAATTCATCAACTCTCATTTTTACAGACTTGAATATAAGTCTTCCCACTTGATCAGCATAGTTATATCCCGTGTCTGTTACGGGTGGTAATTCAAAGCTTACGTAAAGATTACTGAGGAGATCTCCCATATTTCGAGGATTATACGTAACTTTAATGGTTTCATTAAATGGCCAATTTATGTCAGCTGATCCTGGTTTGGATATGTTTCGTTTTCTGTGATATTTAATAAAATCAGAATGTCTTTTATTTTCATATCTAAATTGCGAGTGTTCTGGGTCGTCGTGTAATAGGTAAGTATCTTGCTTTCCTATAGCGTTAAGGGATAGGAGTGCGCCCGTATTCGAGCCTTCTATATCACACATACTACTTATTAATTACAAATTTTTAAATCTGTTTTCCACATTTCTAAATGTGTTGTATTTTTCATTTTTTCGAGCTCAATCTTCGTTTTTGCAGTTTCTTCCCTGAGAGACTGCACAGCCTCGTGTGTGTACTGGTATGTTTTTATATTGAGGAGATAATCATACGAATTATCAATTCGATGAAAATATCGAGTCATCTCACTTTCTAATTCATTTCTCTTTCTTTTGAAAACGATGAGACGCTCATTAATAACCATATCAACAAATTTAGACATATTATCACTTTTAAGTGCTCGCTGTTCAAGTACTTGTAATAAATGTAATTTCCTTTTTTTGTATGTAAGTAAACGTATCTCTACGAAATCTATTAAGATCTCTTCGGGACTGGTATATTTATGAATCCCCTTTTTTGGGTGAAATAAATGCATATTGGTTATGTGGACCGATTTTTGAAGTCGGAATGTTTTGACTACATTGGCGTCTTTACCTGTATATCCCATTATCTCAAAATGAACTTCATCAGTTGTGCTGTTATTTGTGTATTCTTTGATGATTTTCTCTTCGACGAGCGTATCTAGATATTCTTTGTAATTCTGCGTCCAATGTCCTGGAGGTAGTTCCGTGATGATTAATTTATTATGCATTTTTTTCCACACCCCTTCTGTTATCCATATACCCGCGTTATTTGTAAAAACTCGACCTTTAAAATTTTTGAACCATGGCGTCATTGGGATGATGGGCCTTTTCGACAGAATTCGCTCTATGTTGTTGCATATATCTTTCGGGTTAAATGGGGGTACATAGCTACTAAACCCCGTACCTATGCCTTCAGTCCCATTTACCAATACAGTTGGAATAACTGGTACATAAAAATCTGGTTCTATAGGTTTTCCATCGTCATCGAGGTAATTTAATATGGGGTCATCTCGCACATCAAATAGAGATCTTGTATTTCTAGACAGCCTCGTAAAAATATATCTCGTTTGACTCGCATCCTTTCCTCCCATGAGTCTCGTACCAAATTGTCCAATGGGTTCTAAAAGATTTATATTATTTGATCCAACGTAATCATTTGCTAGTTTTACGATTGTATCAGCCAACGACACTTCTCCGTGATGGTAACTTGTTTTTTCAGAAACATATGCCGCCAATTGTGCAACTTTCATTTCGTTCGTTAAATTTCTAGAGAAGCATGCGTATAGGATCTTTCGTTGCGACGGTTTTAGACCGTCTGATACGTGTGCGATAGACCGTTTTAAATCTGCTAAGCTGAAATTTACGAGATCCTTATGAATAAATGATGTGATATCAAGCTGACCTATATTTCCATAGGGTACCTCTAATTCTGAGGATGGTTTCTCGGAGCTTTCAACAAGCCACGCCTTTCTATAATCTGCCTTTGTTTTGTGGAAGGCTAGTAGCATAGATTCATCCGTTTCAGAATCGACGTCAAATTTTACGGTGAGATCTTGTATTTTTCTGAAATATTCCCTAGCTTCTGCTGAAGTGGATGTACCAAGACCTTTGTAATATTTGACTTTCCACCCAGGTTTTCCGCTACCATACCAATGTCTAAACGTCGAATCTGTGTAGAATGAAATAGTCTGGGATCCCTTGGATACCTTGATTATGGGTGTGACCATACTCACAACAAAATTTAATTTGAGTAGACTTGGCCAGAAATAATGAATCATGTTTAAGATTAGACCCTTGATATGCGACCCATCCGCGTCGGCATCTGTCATAATCATAAGTCTCCCATATCTGAGTTCACTGAGAGATGTGTATATTTTATCTTGTTGAAGACCAAGAATCTTTTTTAAATCACTGAATTCCTTGTTTTCTGTTAGTTGCTTAACACTCGCATCACGAACATTTTTTGGCTTTCCTCTAAGAGGGAATACTCCATAATAGTCTCTCCCAACAACAGAAAGTCCCGCGACAGCGAGTGTTTTGGCCGAATCTCCCTCTGTTATGATTAGTGTGCATTTTCCAGAACTACTTGTACCCGCTTTATTTGCGTCATCTAATTTGGGGATGCCCGTTATTTTGGATTTGCGGGTTCCATCCGTCTTTTTGAGTTCTTTCATTTCCTTGAATTTGGATAATTCTAGGAGTTCTGTTTGTACACTCGTTTTGAGTATATTTTTAATAAATGATTTGGGTGGTTCGAATTTGCTTCCAAAACTTTGTGATTTCGAAGTACACTCGGATTTGACTTGGCTACTGAAACTCGGGTTAACAAGTGTCGCTTTTACGAAAATAGAAAAGCAATTCTTGACTTGTTGGGGTTTGAGTTTTATTTTTTTAGCCAGTTCGTCAATGATTGCATTCGATATAATTCCAACAACGTGATCCACGTGCGTACCACCCTTTGTCGTACATATACCATTTACAAATGATACTTGCTCAAATCCATCGCTCGATGGAGCTACACAGACGCTCCAACGATTGGATATGGTCATACAAATTTCATTTGTTTTTGTATGCATTTTAGTATATTCATTGAACGAACATTTTGGTAAGATTGCATCCCCGAACGAGATTTTACAATTGGGAGATGTACATATATTCGAATCATATACACGTTTTTCGAATATTTTATAAATATCTTCCTCCATCGCATTCATTCCAAAACGACGCCAATCCGGGATGAATTCAATACACACACTTGAAGATTTACCAGAATAATTTTTTATTTTGGGGGTGTTGCATTTTGTCATATTATTCTCCCATACCTGTGTATAAATGTGTTTATTTACAGGATCTTTGATTTTAATTCTGAATTGAGAGGAATATACATTCGTTAATTTGGCACCGTACCCATTTCGACCACCCACGATTCTTTTCTGACTATCGTCGTAATTGGTGCTCGTTAATAAATGTCCAAACACAAGTTCCGGGTTCCACACATTCTCCTTTTCATGCATTTTAACAGCGACACCCCCGAGAGGACCGTTGTTTTCTATGCGTATAGAACCTATATTTTTATCAACGGATACGGAAATAGACGTCACTTCTTTGGGGTGAAGAGAGTTTCTATCAATCGCATTAACCAGTATTTCGTCAAATATTTTTAAGAGTGCCGGTGAGTACATGACAATCCGTTTTTCAAATCCATCACCATTTAATATCCAATAATATTCACCCAATTTTTCAACTGGTCCCACATACGAATCCGGCCGTTTGAGTATATGTTCAATATGTGTAAGCTTTTGAACTTTCTCTACCATCTTATATGTGTTCTATTTTGGTTATATTCTCTATTACTTAAGTTTGTTTCTTCACGTATGCGAAAATTAACATACCTCTCAAGCAATCTGAACCATGCGAGTATTTCATCCGTTGTTTTTGCCAATGATACGGGTTTAACATTTTTAATTATTCCGCATTCACGTTCTCGAATCATGGAACTGAATGAAATTTTATTAGTGAAACAGGAGTAACATACTCGACGCATTTTTGGGTTTCCCTTGGTAAGGGATTTTAGAAACATTCTATTATTATATAGAAATAGGGGGATTCTGTATTCTCGTATAATTTTTCTAATTCTCCAATCATTAGAGTTTATTCTAATATTTAATGGTGCTTCGCATATATAACACTTATATTTACACACGATGTGCATTTTATAATTAATGCGTGCATTTTTTAACCTAAGTTAAGATGTGTATTTTTAAATTGCAGATCATACAATGATCAAGACCTACGACGATCATCTAAAGGATGCCATGCGGATGTATGATGTAGATACTCCGGATGAGAAATGTTTGGTGTTGGCTAAAGCTGTTTATAAAATGGCTCAGAAAAGTTTACAATTAAAATTAGAAAAATCAAAGCGGGTTATACAGGTTATCGATAGAATGGAAGAAACTACCCAAGGGCGTTCACAAATAAATAAATGCCAGGCGACTACACTGGCTGGTAAGAGGTGTGGGTTTAAGGCGGTATGTGGGGATTTCTGTAGAAAGCACAAAAAATAAATATAGGTATATTGTAAATGTTAGAAAAGGAAACACTCAGACCAGTCATCATAGCTATGATTTTATACATGGCGATTTCCCAACTTTTACCCGAACTTTTAAAAACACCAACTGGTATTAAGTTTATAGACGATATTGTTATGATGTTAATATCTCAAAAGGGTTCCATCGCGTCTGGAGCTATTTTAACAGGCGTTATCGTTTATGCCACTAACTATATTAGCGACGAATTCGTCTAATACGTTCTTTTTACTAGTCAAATGTTTTGTGTGTGAATGATCCATGTATACAATTCGCTTATTATACGCATCCTTCATAAATTCCGTGAGTTGATTGAAATCGGGGTCTCCCCACTGCATACCCTTTTTATACAGAAAGTCATCCTTCTCCAATTCTCGAAGTTTACAATTTATCATATATGGTGTTTTGACATATTCAGACGCTCCTCCATATTCTGTACAAATAACCGGTTTATCCCGGATTGCCGCCTCTACTGCTCCCATACCCACCCCCTCCGAAGAACTAAAACCGACATAACAATCTCCATAGGCGTGAATCCTGTCTAATTCTTCATCGGGTAGAAGTCCATTTATAATTTCTACATTTTTAACACGTATTTCAATTGGTTGTTTACACGTCGCTTTCACGACTAGACGAGTATCTTCTTTATTCAGGCGAATGAATGCTTCTAAGATATGTCTAAAATTCTTTCTATTGTCTAGTATATTTCCTATATGGTAGAATACATATGGACGGGTATACGGTATATGAGCGTGTATAATGTAAAATTCAGTATCTGGAAATTGTTTTGAAAAAACATCTTTACAGAATTTGCTCGGACACGCTATACGATCAAATTGTTTAAATAGTAATCCATAGTCTTCATGTACTGGCTGAGTCTCACACACCGTCATACAGATGATATTTTTCACTTTTTTCTTTATTTCTTGTATCTTGTTTATCCAATTTGGCAGGGGTAGTGCAAATATAAAACCATGATCACATTCGGGTATTTCGTCATTTATTTGGTAATATATACTTCCAGGAAATAGATCCATATATTTTTTAGTGTGTTGACCAATCCCACTCAGTAATGGGGGTCCGATGAATATCATTTAGTATAAAGATTATCTTGCTTTTATGTATATTACAATGGAAGCCCTTCGTCAGGAAATTGAATCCGAACTCTCTCATGTTCGTATTAGAAAGGCGCATGTCTATGAGACACTGACGAAAATCTTAAACATTATCGATCCAAGCTCCGCTCCAAAAGAGCCAGCACCAGCACCAGCACCAGCACCAGCTGCTCCAGAGGAAGAGTCAGCTCCAGTCAAGAAGGTCAAGGGAACCACAAAGGCTAAGGCCAAACCAGTTACAAAGGCAACTACCGAGGCATAATTGGTCTAGGTACGCCCATAGGTACGCCCATAGGTGCACCTACAGGTATAGATGGTTTCTTGTTTATCATATATACATAACCACCAATTATTAAGGCTATTATAAGTACGAGGTATTTGAAAGGGTATTTCTTATTCTTTTCTATCTCCAATTCCATAAGATCCTCCTTATCCGGAAGTTTACGAACATTTTTGTTAAGTTCATCAATCTTCCTGATAAGTTTTTTAAGTGCATCCAGTGTTTGTTGATCTTTATTTCTCGGTTTTTCCTTTGTGTCAATGGTCGTTATTTCTAATGTAATAGTCCATTCACGCGAATTTTGGAGTCCCTGGTAGATATCATTTGCACCAAGTTCGTAGAACGAAAAATCTAACTTTTTAATCGATATAGGATTAAAATAATTTGTTTTACGATTCATGAGCCTAGTCTGTTTATCGAAGATAATACGTTGTGTCGCATTTTGCGGCACTGCATTTCCATCAAGTGGGCATCGCGCCAATACTTGTCCTCTATTCGTTAACAATTGTCCAGCTGTGGGAATTTGGGGGCATATGATATCTACAAGTCTGGCAACTCCACCGTCTCTAGAGCCAGCGCCACCGATTTGCATGAAGTACGCTTCGACGATTTTTAACCCGATGACTTGTGACATACCCTCAAAATGTATATTAGAATTCAAATCCAGATCGAGTGTGACGGGTGTGTGACGCTTCCTTGTTTCGTAAAGCGATTGACCACCCGGTCCTTGATGTGGTTTTACATCGGCAGAATCAATGGTAACATATTGAACCTTGTGTGGAATGTCATTTAGGTCGGTTAAATTCATCCTGTATTAAATGAAGATAAAAAAAAAGAGATAATAATATACATATAAACGATGTGGTGGTTAT